CCACCCCAACTTAACAAATTAAACGAAGCAATTCGTAATCTGAGACGTCAAAATCGAGCTCAGTCAGAGAAACTGAATAAATACAGAGGGGCAGTAAATTCTCTTCGTGAACAGTTGGAAGATCTCAATTTATTCAATGCAAAGCTTTTGTATGTTAACAAATTGTTGCAAAACAAAAGCCTTAACGAAAGTCAAAAGAAGTCTGTTATTAAGGCTTTGGATGAAGCACAATCATTACAAGAAGCAAAATCTTTGTATTCTTCATTAACTGAAACGTTTAGAAGTAATAAGGAAAAGAAAACAATTTCTGAATCTCGCGTATTTGGAAGCTCTTCTCGCCCAACTACTTCTGCTCAGTCAACCGCAACATCTTCTAACAATGAGTTAAGCAGATGGCAACGTTTGGCCGGTTTATAAAATAAATAAGACTACTTTCACAGGAGAAAAAAATGAGTCGTACATTTAGTTTAAATCAATTAACAGAAGGTATTCGCGATCGTCACGTCGGTCAAGAAGCTTCTAGAATTCAAGAAAAGTGGACCCGTACCGGTCTTCTTAGAGGCCTTGAAGGCCACAATCGTGAAAACATGGCACGCTTAATGGAAAACCAAGCTGCTCAAGTTCTTCGCGAAGCAAACACATTAGGCGCTGGTAACGGTGGATCAAATATTGATGGTTTCTCAAACATCGCATTTCCTATCGTACGTCGTGTATTTGGTGGATTAGTTGCTAATGAATTAGTATCTATTCAGCCTATGTCACTTCCATCAGGTCTTTTGTTCTACTTAGATTACACTTACGGATCTGACGTTGGAGGAGATAGTACTGCTGGATCAACTACATCTCTTAACTCAGCAAACAATACTTCAACCTATGCGCAAGGTGACTCTATTTACAATAACCCAGCGGGTTCTTCAGTTCGTACAGGATCAGATGCAGTTGGTGGACAATATGACTTAGTAGGTACATCGTTTTCTCAAATTCACACTCAATCGCTAGGTGGTTCTATGACACTTCTTGCTTCTGGTGCATTTGGTGGTGGCGCTTCACAAAGTTATGTAGCTGGTGCAGTATTAACAGTTTCGGGTGCTGATGGTAAGTTACTTCAATTTGATCCACAAGTTACAACTGCAATTCGTGAAGACAACACTGGCGATAATTTTACTGCTCTTATTTTTGATGCTGACGTTGGTGCATTTGATAACATGGATACAACAGCTGTTAAGTCATTTACTTTGGTAAATGATCTAGGTTCATCTGGATTTAAAGGACTTACTATTCCAGGTAGCACTTTCCAAGGTGGACAAAACGTTCTTAATATTAGACGTCTTAATCAATTAGGAACTTATAACACAAGTACCAACGTTTTTACTCCTGATCCGTTTGTAGCTGTAGGTGCTTCTGCTGCGGGTAATAATGCAGCACTTTTATGTGTTGTTAAAGGTACGTTAGTAGCTGGAGCAGGTGCAGCTAACGCTCTCGCATTAGGACTTACTGGTTCTTATGTAAAAGGTGATTCAGTACAAGCTGCTGGTGGTACTGGTGGTACTTTGGTTATTCCATCATTTGAGTCTGACTTAGATGTTACTCCAGATCCAGTAATTCCTGAGATCGATATCAAGATTGAGTCTATCGCTGTTACAGCTACTACTCGTAAGTTAAGAGCTCGTTGGTCTCCAGAACTCGCTCAAGACTTAAATGCATATCACTCAATGGATGCTGAAGTTGAATTGACTCAAATCCTTTCTGAGCAGATTGCATTGGAAATCGATCGTGAAATCCTTAACGACCTCTTGGTTGAAGCGAAAGGTGCTAACTTCTATTGGGATAGACGCCCTGGTCGTTTTGTTAATAAGCGTACTGGTGTTGATCAAACTTCAGCTGGATCACTTACTTCACCTACATTCACTGGTACAGTTCGTGAGTGGTACGAAACTTTGGTTGAAACCATCATTGACGTTGCTAACGAAATTCACAGAAAGACACTTCGTGGTTCAGCGAACTTTATCGTTGTATCTCCAGAAGTTGCTACTATCTTTGAAGCTTCAGTTCTTTACAAGCCATCTATTAAGATCGACGGTCAAGGACAAGCTGCTATCTCTGGTATCGGCGCTGAGGCGATCGGATCTCTTTCTAACAGATTTACTGTTTACAAAGATCCTTACTTCCCACGCAACAAGATCCTTGTTGGTTACAAAGGTGGTTCTTACTTAGAGTCTGGATACGTCTATGCTCCGTATGTACCGTTAATCGTAACTCCAACGATCTTCGCACCAGAAGACTTCACACCACGTAAAGGGGTAATGACCCGTTACGGTAAGAAAATGGTTCGTGCAGACTTCTACGGTACAGTAACTTGCTTAGGTATGGATGTTATCTAAATGATAATATCCCCCTAGGATAATTTAAGGGGTGTGGTGCCAGTCGCCCACCCTTTTTTATTAGGAGACAAAAATGAAATTAAGTAGAAGGCAAATCAGAGCTTTGATCATGGAAGAGATAAACTCATTTCGTTCTGTGCGTACTAGAAACAGTAGGCAATTAAATGAAGTTGGTGTACTTGGTGGAATTGGAATATTGACAGCAATGGGTGCATTGTCAATCGCCATGGTCGCCGGTATGGAATCTTTAGAAAGAAAATTAAAATTAGGTCACTATGCAGATTTAGAAAGAATACTCAACAATGATCCTGTATTAAAAGGTCTACTTGATCAAGTCGGTCAGGACGTCGCTGATGGTGTCTCTCCAGCTGAAGCTGCGAGAAGAGCAGCTCAAAAAAATGCTGACATTGCTAAAAGAATGGCAGCTATTGAAGATAAAGTAGAAAGAGATTTTCTACCACAAAGATTTGATCAAACCGGTCTTTACGGCGTTGCAAATGAACCAACACCGAGCGAAATGCCAGGTTATGAGTTTGATTATGATGATATTTAGATTGTTTTCTTCTTTACAATAAAACTGTTAATAAAATCTTTTGTTTGTAAAGAAACTCTTCCATCTTCTAGCCATTGAACTTTGTAGCATCTAGAATTAAAGTCTGATGCTACAATTTTAATTTGTGTGCTATGACCGTACAAACTTAAGTCAACTACTTGTCCTACAGACAACTTATTTCTCTTATAGATTTTAATTAAAGTTGATATTAGACTAACTATATTTTTCATGTTTTCTCCTTATGTTGTTTTATTTTATTATATAAAAATTATTTTACGGTTACATTTTACAAATTAAGTTAAAAGTTTATTATTTAACGTGCATATCGCACAATTTCACACATTACATACACACAGGAGGAAATATGAGTGGAAATCCTTACGACCTGAGAGCAGGTTTATTATCACAAGCACAAGGTATCTTGCAAAACCAGTACCATCAAGAAAACGAAAGACTTCGATATCTTTGTGATCGAAATCTATTAGATCCAAAAACTGTGACGTGGCCAAAGATGCCAACGTCTGATGAAATCATTGCTGAGGCTGAAAAACTATATAAATTTGTACAAACAAAGTAATCTAGACATAACGACGTTTGTCAGATAATTAAGGTTAGAACAGGTTTCTAACCTTTTTTAGTATAGTTGAGAGATATATGTTATTAACACGTAGAATTTTTAGAAAACTTATTTTTGAAGCGCTTCTTTTAGAAATTACCCAAAAAGAAATATTAGACAAATATCCTGCAATGAACAAGCCAGAATACGGGTACGAAGAAGCGGTCAATATGATACGCAACAAAAACAAGTATCTTCGTTTTCTAGACAAAATGCTAGGACAGTTTATATCTGACGAGACGGGTAATTTTGTTTTATATCAAAATTTTAGCTACGGACAAATTATTTTTTGTGTCCTCATGCATGAAAAATATTCAGCACAAAAAGGTATAATACCTGATGAGTATCTAGACCCAAACAATATTCCAGATTATAAAACATTAATCAGGATTATTGACGATACCGATGCTCGATTTATACAAAAAAATAATGATGCGTGGGAAAAACTAGTAGGTAAAGATAGAGCAGCAACTAAAGGAGAAGCTGCCGCTGGTAATGCTAAATTGGCTGCTGAGGAAGCAATTGCGCAAAAATATGCTGCAATTGGTGGCGACCTTAATCAAGACGTTTCTGGCGGTAGCGGCCTAATTAAACATGCAACAATCGATGGTTGGGATATTCTTAGACCTTACACAATGGCAGGTGCGCAAGCAATTGGTGTTAATTCATGGTGTACTGTTTATGGAGGTCATTGGAACATCTACACGAGCCAAGGTATTACACTTTATTATGTTGCCAAGCAAAAACCGGATCGACCTTACGACAATCCGGATTTGTACCCTAGACAAAAGTGTTATGACGACCCAGATATATATAACGATAATTTTTCAATTGGTTTTAATGGACTTGGCCCAGACAGTATTGTTATTCCTTCGACCGCTGGAGGGGCTAGTGTTTGGGGTAATCAACATGGTGTAACTGAAGAAAATCTTAATCAGGTCTTAGGACCTGAACTATCTCAAAAAATTATTAGTTATATTAAAGGACACTTTGCAATTAAAGGCCCCGGAGGATTAGAAGGCTCAACTTCTGGCACATCACAAGGAGACAGGGCACAACAACAAAATCAAGTGCTGCAAGATGTAAAACCTTCCAGAGCCCGGGCAA